ATAGCGCTGGTAGATAAAGATAACAGCAATTTTATTTCTTATCTTTTGAATGACACGATAGAATACAACGGCGGTTTAATAGAAAAAACTCTTTGGAAGTATGACGAGAACATGACAGAGACAGAGAGCAACCCCACAAGTTTAGGCGATTTATTGAAGCAAACTTATGCGCGCGTGGACAAGCAGAATAAAACGATTGAGTTAGTAGTTAGCAAAACGGAAGAGTTAGAGCAGAAAACTTCCTCTATCAAACTCTCTACCGACGAAATCAATATGGAAGTAAAGAAAAACCAACAAATTACAAACGGCAAAATTGAAGATGTGAATTCTACTCTCCAAGAGATAGAGAAAAAAGTAAATACGTCCATTACTGCCGATGATGTGAAAATTCTTATAGAGCAAAACATAGGAACGACGGACAAAGTTAAAACCTCTACGGGTTTTACCTTTAATGAAGATGGATTAAACATAACGAAAAGCAATAGCGATTTTTCCACAATAATTGATGAGGATGGTATGACAATCAAGAACAAAAGTAAAGTGATGCTTGAAGTTAATAATATGGGCGTTGATGCTATTAACCTTACCGCTTCCCAATATTTAAGAGTAGGAAACACGCGATTTGAAGATTATAAAAATAAGAAGCGCACGGGCGCTTTTTGGGTAGGAGGTTAATAATTAATGGCTACAACTTTTAGCGCCGGTTTAGTAGATGGCGGTAGATACCCGCTTAATACCGGCACGTTATATGCGTGTCGTTGTAATTATGGCGCGTCCTTAACGTATCAGCAAGTGATTAAAGATGATGGTAAATACATTCGCGTAGTTGTTAGCGGAACTTATAGCGTTAGTTATAAATCCCTATCGGGTTATGTGATGAAAGCGCCCAACAATTATACATTTACTGTTTAGGACGTGAGTAGCAACCGCTACGATAGCGCGGAACACTCTATTGTTAACGGCTCATACACCTATGAATATAAATATGATACGTTATCAGCCCTAACTTTTAAATATCGTATCTATGCTTGGTGTCAATGCGTCCCGCAATACGCCGGTAAAGAAGCAAGCGATTATATAGAGTGCGTGCCTTCTACAACAATAGGTGTTAGCGCCATTAGCGCAAGTAGCGCCGATATAGGCAAAGCAACCCGTATCACAATTACAAAAATGGATGATAGTTATACTGATAACCTCTACTATACGGTTAACGGCACTAAAACGCTTATCGCGCAAAACGTATCAAGCCCGTATGATTGGGTTTTACCTACTTCTCTCTTCTCTCTCTTGGGCAGTAGCGCGCGCTCTATCTCTATAAGGTTATCAGTAGAGACGTTCAGCGGATCGGTAAGCCTTGGAACAGATGTAGTAGATATAAACGGATTGGCGGCGGAGGCTGATTGTAAACCAACCTTAAATCCGCTATTAACCGTTCTCAATCCGCAAACTACGTTAACCGGTAATTCTACTACCGGTATCGTAGGTTTTAATAAAGTAAACGTAAAACCGCAAGCAACAGCGCGTTATAACGCTACCATTACCTCTATCACCACGAAACATAATGGAAATTCCAAGAGTGGAGAAGAAGTAGAGTTTGATTTAGGTAATGATACTTTTACAATTACCGTTGTAGATAGCCGCGGTTTTAGCGCTTCAATCACTAAATCAGTTCCGCTTGTTAATTGGTTTAAGCCTACTCTTACTTTTAGCGCCGAAAATCCCGACGCAACAGATAACAGTTGTAAAATAAGCGCGTCTGGCTCATTCTTTAATTCCTCTTTTGGCGCAGTAGCCAATACGTTATCTATTTAGGTGCGCTGGAAAACCGGGAGCAATGAGTATAGCGAGTGGGTAAACGCTACTACAACACTAAATAGCAATTCATACACTTCAACGTATACCGCCACGTTAGATTATACGAAGCAATGGACAATTCAAGTTAGGGCAGTAGATAAACTAACTACTATTTTAGGAAAAGAGATAATAGTAAATACACTACCCGTTTTCGATTGGAGCGCTACCGATTTTAATTTTAACGTGCCGGTTATGATACAAGCCTCTGCCCCCGGATTAATTGTAAAATCTCCAACAGGAGGATTAAGCGGGCTAAGAACTGAAAACGTAAACACGGGAAGTGCTATGTTTGTTGGAAATGAACACGATGGTAAAATACACGGTATATATTCCTACGCGCAAGGGGTATGGTTAATCCATAGCGACGGAACGAATTGCTATATATGCGGGAATAAAGTTCGTAAAATCACAACCGGCACGGCTACGCCTTCCGGTGGTAGTGATGGCGATATTTATTTTCAATATACGTGAGGTGGGCTAAATGGGAACTTGGAGCGCAAGCGCGCCAACTAATCTTGCTACCTCTTGGACAAAAGTAGGCGAAACAAGCGCTATTAACTGCTACTATTGTATTAGATATAGGCAAGATGGAGCGTGGCACAACAATTGGTTTTACTACGTTATGAAAGTTGTAGGCTATACAGCGCGCACGACAAGTAATTAGGCAGTTCAATGTATTGAATTATATGTTAACGATGGCAACACCGATATAGGCTTATCATTTTACCCCGTAGCAACTGATAGCACAGGGGAAGTAGTGGGTGAGTATATTCTTAACTCACCGCACACTTCCTCTTTAACGAAAATTGCTACGCGCTATTATACCACTACGAATAATAAAACCCCTGATACATTAACTTTTGGTGTATATACTTCCGCATACACAAGCCGCGGCCCTTCCGTTGGTAGTGTAGGCGATAAAGTGCGTATCAATGCGCGCGTATCGGGCAGTAGCCCCGTCATTAAAGGCGCTACACCTTGGGTTAATATAAGTGGAACTTGGAAGTAGTGTATTGCTTGGGAAAATGTAGGAGGCACTTGGAAAACAGTTTTACCGTATATAAATAGTGGAGGCACTTGGAGGTAGTAAAGATGGATTTTCAACCGATATTAGAGGCAGTTTTTTAGCAAGGTATTTGGTGCGCGTTGTTCGTGTGGCTTTTTTATGATAGCCGAAAACGGAGCGAAGAACGCGAAGAAAAGTTATATACAATTATCACAGAACAAAAAAGTATTTTAACGCAAATTTCCAACTCGCTTATCTTAATGGACGAACGAATTGGGAAATTAGAAAATACGCTTTTAGGAGGAAAAGGTAATGATTGATTGGAAAAGAGTTTTACGCACATTAGTTCAATCCGCTGCGGGCGCGGGTATCGCCCTTATCACGGCGGTTTCGTAGGATTGGAGCAAACAGAGCCTTATTTCTGCGGGAATTACATTTGCTTCTACCGTTGTTATTGCCGTTCTTATGAACATCAAGGGACAGGTTGAGGACGATGAAACAACTAACTGAATGGTTTAAGGCGCAAGTAGGTATCCAAGAGAAGGAAGAAAATAATGTTATCTATAATACTATCTACTATGGGCGCGAAGTGAGCGGAGATAATTTCCCGTGGTGTTGCGCGTTTATATGGGTAGGATTTAATGAGAACAATATGAGTAGCCTTTTTTGCGGAGGCACTAAAACCGCCTATTGCCCGTTCGTAGTTCATTGGGCGCGCACGCATAACCAATGGATAACGAGCGGATACCGCGAAGGGGATTTAATTCTTTTTGATTGGGATAGCGACGGCGTAGCGGATCACATTGGTTATTGTATTGGCGTAAACGGCAATACGGTTATCGCGATTGAGGGAAACGCCGGTGATAAGGTTAGTTAGTGCTACCGCGTAGATAATATTATGGGCGCGTATCGTCCCGCATACCCAACCGAACAACCGCCTATAACTCTTCCTGTCCTTGAAGATGAATACATCGTTAAGGCTGGTGATAGCCTATGGAGTATTGCCGAGAGGTATTTGGGAAGCGGGTTAAAGTGGCAAGAAATTTATAATTTTAACAACCTAAATAGCACAACAATTTTGATTGGATAGAAACTAAAATTACCGAAAAGAGAGGGGTAAAATCCTCTCTTTTTCATTAATAAAATCAGCGTGCCACATTGAAAATAATCAGGGGGACAGAATTTGAAAAGTGCTGATTTTTCAATGGTTTGTGGATTTTTTGAAAAGCCGTTTTAGAAAACGCTGATTCGTAATCAGCAGGTCGTGTGTTCGAGTCACATTGCCAGCTCCAAACCCTGTATCCGTTGAGGATACAGGGTTTTTTCTATTTTCTTGACAAATTTGTCCCTCTGATTTATACTGCGAATTAAAAAGATAAGTGGGACACTTTTAAGGAGGATTTAGGGCTATGCGTATCAAAATGGCGGCTGATGAAGATAGGGAATTGACAGATGTTTTAAAAGAATTTCTTACTCTTAAAGCAAGCAACAACTGCGCGCGGAAAACAATTCACAATTATGAGCAAAGTATTTTGAAACTTCAAAAGGATGAAGCCATAGAAAAAATTAGCGAACTCACCGACGAAACAATAATTGATTGGAAAAAAAGAATGTTGGATAGTTCTCTTTCCGCTTCTTCCATTAATCATTATTTGCGAGATGTGCGCGCGTTCGTCAATTACTGTATCAGCAAGCACTACATTCCATTTTTCCAATTTGAACTTATCAAGCAACAGGAAGAAGGTATTAAGTTCCTACCAAACACCGACATAGAAAAACTTTTAGAGAAACCGCTTAAAACAGAAACCTTCCCTACTTGGCGCTCTTGGATGATTGTTAATTGGGTTTACGCAACCGGCAACCGCGAAAGCACTATCTGTGAAGTAAGATTAAGTGATGTAGATTTTAGCGGAAGCCGTATTTATTTGCGCCACACCAAAAGCCGTAAACTACAAACTATACCCCTCTCGCGCACGCTTGCTTCCTATCTCAAAGAGTATATACGCTACTTCCGCAAAAACTGCCCGCCTACCGCCTATCTCTTCCCCTCTATTGGAGATACCAAACTAACTACTGACGGGCTACGGAGAGGCTACGCGCGCTATTGTAAAAGCAGAGGCGTTTCTAATACTTCCCTACACGGAATACGGCACACCTTCGCGCAAGAGTGGATTAACAACAACGGCAACCTCTACCAATTACAGATTATGTTAGGACACTCTACCCCAACTATGACGCAAAAGTATTTGCGTGCGGTAGGAACTCGCTTTGATAGTTTTGAGGATTTTAACCCGCTTGATAAAGCGCGCACCGCCAGCAGGACGAAAGAAGTAGTATTAAGTGTAAGGGAGAGTATAACCAACGATAAAAACGATAATCCGCAAATCGTAGTAATTCCCCCCGAAAACGGAGAATAAACGATTTACCCCACCAAAAGGAAGAGAGAAGAGTAAAAAAAAATTTGCTTTTCTCTCTTTTTTGTATTTATGGTATTGCTTTTTGCGCTTGCTTGTGTTATACTATTATATTTTATATCCCATTGACAAATGCGCTTTAATGTGCTATAATGTTAACGTAATGAGGAAGGGGAAACCTCCTCCATTCAACAAAATATGTTTAAAAATATGATTACATAAAAGGAGTAAAAAACATTATGAAGAATCTTAAAGTGAAGTTTGGCGCTAACCCGTTTGGTGATACGAAGGAGGAACTGCTGAAAAATGCGGAGCGTCGTTTGGCTACTAATTATGATGATAACGGTAGCGGTTTTAAAGTTTATCAATACATTATGGAACACGGGGACGGCTGCGTTCTGGAATACGAAGAAAATCCCTATGAGCAGAACCCCGAAGATGCTGAAATGTATTTTGGTTTAATTGCCCTTGAACATATGGGCTATATCAAGCACAAAGAAGCAAATATTATTGAGTTTCGCCCGTGCGGACGCTAATTTAAAGAAAGGGATTTTAATTTATGTCTAAAAAGATAATGAATAAGAAATTTGATGTATTTTATTGCGATGACAAGCGCGATAGAAGTATTTACTGTCAAGCGTGGGAAAACCTTTATCGTAAAGGTTGGGAAGGGAACGCTGCCGTTATCTACGATGACATTTTTAAGAAAAATAAAGATAAACTTTTCCGCCCTCCGTTTAGATTTGCCTATGCTAATTATCGCTCAACTATGAGTGATGAAGAAATTACCCACGCTATCGAAGTGCTTATTAAGTGCGGTTATTTTAAGAAGTTTGACAATAAAACAGTTTATTTTTATCCCAAAGGAAACGAAGAACTTATTAATGCTTTTCTTAACGAAGAAGAAAGCGCCTAATTATAGAAAGGTATCAAATATGGAAAATTACGAAAAGATTTTTATTAAAGAAAACATTCACCCCGGTATGAGCGCAAAGGCACATAGAGAACTTTATGGCAGAAAGTGCTTCCTGCTTGATTTAGAGGACGAATATATATGGGATGAATACCAGAACGCAGGTAAAATCTATCAAGCAATTATTGATATGCTTCCCAATGATACGATGCTCACCCGTGAAAAAGTTAATGAAGAACTTGAAGGGCGAGAGTGGGGAACTCTTGACGAAGATGATTATGAGGTAGGGATTAATCAACTCATTGATTGGGGTTTCCTTATTGAAGAGGAAGAAACGGTTAATGATATTCCTGTAATGTGGTTTAATTGGTAATGGCGGACGCTGACGCGCCCGCGCCAATAGTAGGAATAATTAAAGGGTATAATGCCCGAGACAGGTAGAAGCGCAAACGCGCTTCTTTTTTTATGCGATCCGGCGCGCCCTCTTTTCTTCCCTACTCTTGGACAATTCCCATTAATCGGCGTAAGCCTTTTTTCATATATCTATGGACAAAAGTGATTAAATAAATATTCACTAATTTTAGTATAATACGAGAGGAATATTCAATACCTCTTGACATTTATTCATTTTTGTGATATAATATACATAGGTGAGTAATCATAAGGGCAAAACTGATTAATATATCTGCCCTGATTTTTAATTGTATATGAAAGCATAATGTTTTTCTCCTTTTTCCTTTTAGAGGGGTTTGAGTAGTAGCGAACCCCTCTTCTTTTTAGGGAAGCAAGAGAGACATTGTATAACGAATGAAGGAGAATAAAATAAATGTTAGTTAAAACGGAAACCATAACCATTAAAGTAAGTGAAGCCGAGAAGAAGGCTATTCAACAGATGGCGCAAGAGCAAGATATTAGCGTTAGTAAACTCTTGTATCGCTTTATAAAAAAGAACGGATTAATTTAAAGGAGAAACAAAACAATGGAACAAAGAACGTATCTTTATACTATTTTCAGCCGGGATTTAGCATTTAAGTTAGCATAGAAAGGTTTTAAATGCTACGGAACGGGAACAAACAGCCGATATAACGACAAAGAGGTATATTTCTTTAAAAATACACCAGAACTTCACTATGAAATATACCAATACAAAAATAATAAATAAATTTTAGAAAGGAATTATAACAAAATGTCTTATCCAAACCAGTTATTTACAATTTCACAAAGATAGAAGTGTGAAAAGGATTTTTTCCAACTTTCTAATAAAGCGTTCAAAGACGCTTATAAAAATTTATCTAAAAAAGCCCTTGGTATGTGGGTAATCTTAATAGGCAATAGCCCAGCTTTTACTAACGAATTAAGCCGTGCTGCGTTTAAGAAAGAGTTGAATATGGACGGGAAATCGTATGAGCGCGCTTGGAGAGAGTTGAAAGAGAAGGGTTATGCGGTTTTGAAAGAAGGCTCAAAGAATACTTATTTAATTCTGGAAGAGCCTATAAAAATTATCCCCCTCCAAACGGAGGGAGATAATAACCCCGACAAAATTGAGGGAGATAATATCCCCCCCAAAATTGTCGATTATCCCCCCCAAAATTGTCCTTTATCTCCCTCAAAATTGTCCTTTATCTCCCCCAAAATTGACGTAAGAAACAGAGAACATATAAACAGAGAAACAGAGAAAGAACGCTTTCTTCATTCCTCTGCTTCGCAGAGTAATGAAGAAAGCTCTACCCCCAAACCCCCAAAGGGGGCTTCTCCAAGAGTAGAAGAAAAAGTAGGGGCGGATTTTATAGAAATCTCATTAGCAGAACTTCGGGCGATGGCTCAACAGGGGTTAAGCATTGATGTGATAAATAAAAAACGCGGATTGTTTAGAGGGAATGGAGTAATTTATAAAGCGGTATAAAGGGGTGTCATTATTACACCCCTCTAATAAGTAGGCAACAAAATGGTGAGTAGAAACAAGAGGGGAGCGCTAACGCGCCCCCGCCAAGAGTAGGAAGAAAGGAATGGTAAGCGCGGAGCGCGCCCTCCCTCTTTTCTCTTCCTCTTGGCGCGGAGCGCGGAGCGCGACGCTATATATTAGGAGGAATTAATAATGACAGATAGTAAATATGGCGAACAACTTTTTAAATCATTGATGGAATAGCGTGGGCATAAAGTTGAAGATTTAACCGCGCAAAAAGCATATTAGATATAGGATATTGATTTTAAAATTACTTCATCTACTGGAAAAGTAGCAACCTTCGAAGTGAAGTATGATAGTAAGATAAATAAAACCGGAAACTTGTTTGTAGAATATTTTAGCGCGCACAACTATGGCGGATTAGGCTGGTATGAATTTTGTAAGGCTGATTTTATAGCCTACGGAGACGCGCACACTAATACCTTCTATTGCTTCCTCTTGGAAGATTTACGATAGTTAATTAATTCTCACAAGTTTAATACGGCAACAACCGATAACGGAAAAGTAGCGGGCTATTTAGTTCCGTTGCGTTTGATAGAAAATATGGAGGTAGGAGAATGAGATACACAGGAGTAGAAGAAAGTATTTTTTTTATTAGATAGGAATATATCAAGCGCTTTTTCCCCGAACGATGGGAGGAAGCGCGCAATATGAATTATGATGAATTGAAGAAATTAGTTGATGAAGTGAGGGGTATAGTAGATGGCGCGCAGGACGAGTGATTTAACCGCGAAGGAACGCGCTTTTTGTGAGGCGTATGTATAGAATTATAATGCTTGTCAGGCTTATTTAAGCGCGTATGATTGTAAATTGGAAACCGCTAATTCCGCTGGTTGGAAATTGTTATCACGTCCCGCCATTATCAATTATATCAAGGAATTACAGCAAGCATTAACGGAGAGATACGTTGACGCAGCCGCGATAATATTAAATGAATTGATGGAAGATATAACTTATCGTGATGAACACGGGAAGCATAGTAGCACTTGGCTGAAAAGCGCCGATTTAGCGCAGAAACAATTAGGCATTCAAAAGTTAAAGGCAGACATTCAAGCAGAGCATACAGTTATCAATGTGAATATTGAGGAAACTTGACATTTAGCATAAAATGTGATATAATATATATGAGAGATTTGTTTAATTTATACAAAAAGAGGGGAGGCGATGCCAATGCCCGCCATAGATTTAAATATCAGTAAAAATATGTTCGTCCCCCTCTATTTTCCCTACCTCTTGGATTATAGTTATAGGGATAATGTTTACTACGGCGGCAGATAAGCGCGTCGGGCAAAACGAAGTTTATAATGTAGAAACTTCTTATTAAGGGGCTGAAAGAAAAACGAACTATCTTGTTAATGCGTAAACAAACAAATCAGTTGAGAGATACGCTTTTCAAGGAAATGGCGCAAGTTATAGACGAGTTTCATTTAACCCCGTATTTTGATATTAATAGAACGGAATTACGTTTTACTTGTAAGATTAACGGGACGGAATTTAAGTGTTAGGGATTGGACGAGCCAGAAAAGATAAAGGGCTTTGTAGATATAGCGGATGTATTTATGGACGAGATTACCGCCTTTACCGCAGAAGATGTAGAGTTAATACAAGGCACATTGAGAAGCCCAAAATATAAATTACCGTTGTAGATGTATTTTGCGTTTAACCCTATCAGTAAAGCCAACTTTGTATATAAGTATTTTGGTTTTGATACGGGTATCGTTCCGCCCAATACCTTTATACTGAAAAGCACTTATTTAGATAATCCCTTCTTGGGCGCTAACGTGGCGGAGCGCTACGAAACCTTAAAGTAGCGTGATTACCGGCGCTGGTAGATAGAGGCGTTAGGCGATTTTGTAAGCCTTGATAGATTGGTATTCAATAATTACAAGGTAGAAGAATTCGATTATACGAAGATACAAGGGAAATTGTTGTGCGGATTAGATTATGGCTTTGTAAATGATATTAGCGCCTTCGTTGCTTCCGTAGCAACCGCCGATAATAAGTTATATGTGTTCCGCGAATGGGGAGACACAAATAAAACAAACCCCGAATTATCTACCATTATCTCTACTCTTGGGTTTAGTAAGAGTGTGATAATAGCGGATTGTGCGGAGCAGAAAAGTATAGAAGAGATGCGCCGATGTGGAATATAGAAAATTAAGCCTTGCGCAAAAGGGCAAGATAGTATAATCCACGGCATACAAAAATTACAATAGTATGAAATAGTTGTTCATCCTTCTTGTTAGGGAATAATTACGGAACTACAAAATTATTCGTGGTAGAAAGATAAAAGCGGTGAGTATATCAACAAGCCTATTGATGCGTTCAATCACTACATAGACGCGCTGCGTTATAGCCTACAATGTATTGATGCTAACCGTATAAGAACGATGGACAAAAGTATTTTTGGATTATGAAAGCAAAGGAGGAGTTAGGTTGTATTTATATGATTAGGAATTAACCCCGCAAATCATTACGCGCATTATACAGACGTTTGAAAGCAAAGAGAAGCCGAAGTTAACCCAATACTATAATTACTACAAAGGCACGCAAGCAATTATGAATAAAATTGCCACAGATGTGGGAAAACCCTGTAATAAAATTGTAAGCAATTATTGCTTTAATATAGTTTAGAACTATTCCGGTTATCTGTCGGGAATACCGATTGCTTATGCTTCACCGATTGATATTAGTGAAATTATTAAGGTATTAAATTATAACGATTATAAGAGCGAAGATACGGAACTTTTACGGCAAGCGCTTATTTATGGCAGGGCGTTTGAAGTTGCCTATATTGACGAGTTAAGCCAAATACGTTTTAAGTTGTTTGATAGCCGTGAATGTATTCCCGTGTATGATACGACGTTAGAAGAAAATTTGCGCTATGTTATCCGCTACTACAAAATCAATATGTATAACGATAAGGACGAGTATTTTGTAGAAGTGTATAGCGACGAAAAAGTTGATTTATATAAATCACAAGCCGGTTATAGCACGCTGACATTGATTAGTAGCGAGGCGAATTATTTTAATCAAGTTCCTATCACTATCTTTTCTCTCAATAAAGAAGAGGAAAGTATTTTCGATAAGGTTATGACATTACAAGATGCCTATAACAAACTTATCAGTAGTGAAGTAGATGATTTTGAGGCGTTTTGTGATAGTTATTTGGTGTTGCGGAATTGCTACGCCGAACCGGAAGATATTCAAAAGATGAAAGAAAATCGCGTTTTACTTCTTGGGGAAGGAGCGGACGCGCAATATTTAACTAAAACTATCAGCGATACGCAGATAGAAAATATGTTATAGAATATTAACGACACTATCCACAAAATAGCAAACTCGCCCGATTTTAATGATGAGAAATTAATGGCGCAGAGTGGAATTGCTATGCGCTATAAGTTAGTTGGTTTTGAAAATAACGCTTCCGCTATTGAGGGACAGATGAAGAAAGCCCTTCAAAAGCGCATTGAATTGATTTGTGAGATTTTACATTTAACAGGCGCGGATGAAGATTGGCGCGACATTGAAATTATCTTTACACGCAATTTACCCGTTAACGTTTTGGAAATTGCCCAGATTATTAATCAGTTGCGCGGAATCGTTAGTGATGAAACCTTATTAGCACAGATACCTTTTGTTAATGACGTGTCCGCAGAATACGAAAAAGTAAAAGCCCAAAAGGAAGAGAATATTAGTATTTATTCTTTTGCGCACGAGAGCGCCGATCCGGAAGAAGCGAGCGCTGAATGAGTAGTATTTATTGGGAAGCGCGCGAACAAGAGGCACTTTATAATGAATTACTTAAAGAGGGCGAGAACCAATTAATAGGGCAATACCGGCGTTCCGCCCTTACTGTTCTTCACCTACTCTTGGATTTATACGCGGATGGATTACCCACGATAACCGATATTTATAGATACAATCGTTATTATGAGTTGTTGGGCTTGTTGAACAATGATTTAAAGGCGTTGGGCGCAAAAGAGATAGCGATAACTACTACTCTTTTAACTGATATGTATACCAAGAATAAGGCGATAATTGGCGATGCGAGTATGCTTTTACCTACTTCTCCAAAAGAGGTAGAAATGGTTATCAATAAGATTTGGTGCGCCGATGGAAAGCATTGGAGTAGCCGGATTTGGACACACAAAGATGAACTTGCTAACAAAGTGCGGAATGGAATAATTGATTGTATCAGCCGAGGCGTTAGCAAGGACGAATTAACAAAGGAATTAATGCGTATTTACGGAACTGAATTTTATAAGGCTGACAGAATAGCCAGAACAGAATTAAGTTATGTATAGGGACAAAGCACCCTTAATCGTTTTAAAGAGATGGGCGTAGGCTATTACAAGATAATTACCGCCCACGATGGTAGAGTATGCGATATGTGCGCAGCGCTTGACGGGAAGATATTCCCGATTGATAAGGCGGAGATAGGTGTGAATTATCCGCCTATTCACCCTAACGGGCGTTGCTCCATATTAGCAGTAAAGAAGTGAGGTATAAATAAATGAGAGTATTTTTTATTAAAGAACTCGCCGAAGGCGCGTTCGTTGATTTAATTGATGATGCTGGTGGCGATTAGGTTGTTCAAGAACTTATCCTTCAAGTGAAGAACGACGCGAATATTACCATTAAGGGAAGAGTTGTAGATAGCGCTGAACTTCTGCCTCTTTCCGTTATTAATCAAAATGGGTTAGCTGTTGCTAACTCGATTGAAAGCGCGGGTTTATATATTGTTCCCGTTGAAGGTATGAGCGGTGTAGAGATTAGCGCCGAGGGAAGTATTAGCGTTGTAGTGAAAGCGATAGGGTGATGCTATGAATATCATTTCTTACGCTATTGGTAGAAATAGCGGGGGTAGTAGTGGCGGAGATACGCCAACGGCAGAAGAATTGACATTGACGGGTGATTGCGCATATGCGTTTTATCACGGAACTTTTGATTGGTTGATTAATAAATATGGAAATTCAATTACTACAAACAATATTACGCAAGGCAATAATATGTTTAATTTTACAACTGTATTATCTATTCCTTTTACTTTAAATTGCGCTGATAACCCATATGATAATAGCGCTTTTTTAAGAATGTTTTTAAACGCTCAAAAATTACAAGTTGCGCCGAACATAACCGGCTATTTGCGCGGGGTAGAAAGTATGTTTAGTGGTTGCCTTAATCTTCACGCTATCCCTGAATATAACATTAATTTTGATAGATAGCACGCTGACACAAGCGGGAGTGTAAACAATATATTTAAGGATTGCTATAAACTACGTTCAATTCCCACTAATTTTTTAAAGCAATTATATAACGCGAACAATTATGGGTATCAAACTTCTTATTATAGTTTCTTTAATGGTTGTTATTATTTAGATGAAATTGTTGGAATACCGGTTTCATCCGCTACCCTTACTTTAAACTGTTTCAGCCATACGTTTTTTAATTGTAAACGTGTAAAAAATATTATTTTTGATACAGATAACGGAAACGTAAAAACTGCTAATTGGAAAGCGCAAACTATTGATTTAACAGAAAATGGCGGAGTTGGGCATAGCGCCGGTTATGGGCTTGACACAATAGGCGATGATGATGGGTATAGATTAACCAACGCTACACAAATAACATCATTAAATTACGATACTTTAAAAAATAACCCTGATAGTTGGGCAACCGTAAAAGAATATAGCCGTTATAATCACGATAGCGCCGTAGAAACCATTAATAGCCTTCCCGATACGAGCGCCTATATAGAGGCGAACGGCGGAACTAATACAATTAAGTTCCAAGGCGAGAGCGGAAAGTTAACCGATGGAGGCGCTATTAATACTCTCACCGAAGAAGAGATAGCCGTAGCAACCGCGAAGGGCTGGACAGTTTCGTTTGTTTAATGGAGGTAAAAAATGAAAGCAAAAAGTTTTAGTTTAGTTAGATACGACGCTGATGATGGAATGGTTTTCGATTGGGCAGAACCCCGCTACGTTGATGTTCCTAATGATAAGGATAACCCGGAAGCGGGAACACACCAAGAACAAGAACATCTTTACGCGAAAACCGTTTTTATTGGCGATAATGATAGCATTGATAATTATATCGAAGTTGCTGAACCCGATGGGCAAAGTAATTAAATCTAATAGCGCTATTTTTTAATATAAAATGAAATCAAGGTAATGGAGGTTATCAATATGGAAGAAATCTGGAAAGATTGCCCGCACTACCCCAACTATCTAATTTCCAATAGAGGTAGAGTATTTGATTTAAGCGCTCACCGCATTGTGAAGATATGGCAGAACAATGAAGGCTATCAGTTGGTTTAGTTGCGGAATTACACCAATAGGAACGAGAAGATACATAGATTAGTTGCGCTTGCGTTCATTCCAAACCCACAAGGCTATTGTAAAGTTGAACATAAGAACGGGATTAAGAACGATAACCGCGTAAGTAATTTAGAGTGGCGCTAACCGCCCTCTTTTCTCTTCCTCTTGGCGCGGAGCGCGGAGCGCGACGTTATATTAATAGGAGGATTTATTAATGGAAGATAATAAGAACAATTCTATGGAAGAGAATGTAGAAAAAACCTACTCACAAGCAGATGTAGATAAGATGATTGAAGAGGGTAGGAAAAAGGCTACGGAGGAAGCCGAGCGAGAGGCAGAACGACGCTACAACAAAAAGCAAAAGGAAAGTGAACGCCTCTCGCAAATGAACGAAGAAGAAAAAAGGGCGTATCAATTAGAATAGCGGGAAAAGGCGATTGAGGCAAAAGAGCAGGAATTAGCCCTTGCCGAGAATAAAGCTGTTGCTACCTCTATTTTAGTTGAGAAAGGTTTAAGCCCTAATTTAGTTAATTTTGTAGTGGCAGTAGACGCGGATGATATGAACAACAACATTAAGTTGCTTGAAAAAGAATTTAAGGCGTGTGTAAAAGCCGAAGTTGAGAAACGTATTGGTAAGCATTCACCGCGTAAAACCGATAATGATGATACGGTTGATAGAGATACATTTAACAAGATGCCACTACACAAACAACAGGAGTTGTATAGAAGCAACCCCGAGTTATACAAACAACTTATTGGAGGTTAATGTAATGGCACACATTGTTTATGATAATTTTGTTTTAGAGAATAAGGTTGAAGAGATGGTTAAAACCCAGATTGATATGAATAACTATCTCACGCCGGATTATTCTCTTAGTGAAAGCGCCGGTATGGTTAAGAAAGTTAACGTTTACGATGCTACGGGCGCTGTTGAAGAGTTGGCTATGGGTGAGGGTAATAGCGACGCTAACGACATTGAGGTTGGTTTCACCCAGCGCGAATACCGCGTTAAAACCACACAGGGACGTTTCCCCTATTATGATGAGCAGGAAATGACAGATCCAATGGTGGTTGAAGTTGGTTTACAGAAAATTTCCGCCCTTATGGTTAATGATTTAACTGATAAGGCTATTGCCGAGATGGGCAAGGCGAAGATTTAGAAAGCCGTTTCTGCTTGGAACTTTGATACCTTCGCCGACGCTATCGCCCTTTATCCTTATGAGGACGAAGAGGGGCTGTTCTGCCTTATCAACCCGGCTCAAAAGGCTGCGATCCGCAAGGCTCTTAATGATAACCTTAAATACGTCGAGGGTTTCGCGCGCACCGGCTATATTGGCACGGTTTGTAATGTTCCTATCATTGTTAGCAAGGCTGTTCCCGAAGGTGAGGCTTATCTTGGCACTTCCAAGGCTATCACTTGCTTTGTGAAGAAGGGCGTTGAAATGGAGCAAACCCGCGACGCTGACAAGCGCAAGAACACCATTACCGCCCGTAAAGTTATGCTTGTCGCTCTCACCGATGCTACCCGTATGATTAAGATGGGTGCTGCGCAGGCTACCGCCGCTACCGTTGCTTCCGCTTCCGGTAAGGCTATTAGTGGCGCTGCTTCCACGGGTGCTGTTGTTGAGGTTTATGTGAATAAGGAACTTGTTGGTAGCGCTACGGCCGCTAACAATGCTTATACTTTTACCGCCTCCGAAGCGCTTGTTGCTGGTGATGTTGTTTCTATCATTGCGCGCCTCTCTGGACACATTGATAGCACCGCGTCAAAGGTTGTGGAGTAATGTTAGAAGAAATTAAAGCGCTGTTAGGCATTACCGATAATTCAAAAGATAATATCTTATCCGCTTTAATTTCTATGGCTACCGAAGAAGCAACAGAATATACCAATAGAGAAGAGAAAGATTTAGGCGCGGTTATCCGCAAAATGGTTATCTATCAATATAACCGCGTTGATAGTTTGGGGCTGAATAGTGAGGGTTATAGCGGAGTAAGTTTCAATTACTCTACCGATTATCCCGGCGATATTAAGCGCGCCCTTCAATCAATGAAAAGAGTAATTTCTTTATGAAGTTTTACGAATACATTGAAAACGGCGTAGATGAATATGGACAAGCTACTCTCCAAAAGGGAGAAGAATTTGAAATGGACATTTACCCGCAAACGCGCAATGAAGTTGATGATGTGCGGTTTTGCGAAAGCACCGATATAGGGTTAACGCGCTACCGCACTTCCGCCCCCATACTTTCCTCTTCTCTTGGTGGCGGAGCGAACGAAGCCCGTTTCGCTGTTCTCTATGTTATCCCCTCTAAAAGAATGAATACCTATATCTTGAAGAAGTTATGAAAGTAGAAGTTATAGGCGTTGGAAAGTTGGCAAAGAAATTAAAGCCAGCGGATTTAAAAGAAGCACTTAATGAAAGTTGCCTTTTAGTGGAGAATACGGCAAAAGAAAATTGTCCTGTTGATAGCGGTTAGTTAAGAAATAGCATTACTTCCAATGTTAGCGGTGATAAGGGCGAAGTAGGAACTAATGTTGAATACGCGCCCTATGTAGAATACGGCACGGGCGTTTATAATTCCGGCAGAACAACACCGTGGAGTTATAAAGATGCCTCTGGTGAATGGCATACTACAACAGGGCAAAAACCGTAGCCGTTTTTAGTTCCCGCATTGGACAGTAATAGAGATGAGATACTTAATATTTTCAAAGAGAAAGTAAAAGAGGGATTGAGTAAATGATTAGTTTAAAAAAAGAGGTAGTGAAAGAATTAAATAAAATCCTACCTGCTCACTATGAATTATTAATTTCTTCCCCGTCAATCCCTTGTATTACCTATATGGAAAGCGACAACGCCGATACATAGGTAGGAGATAGCATAGGGTATAGTAGAATTATCTACACCATTAAATTATGGGGAAGCAATTTAAAGCAACTTGAACCGTATGAGTTAGAAATAGGTAATTGTATGCGCAAGTTAGGTTATAAACGTATCAGTTATAACGAACTTTGGTATGATGATAAAATTTCTATGATTATGCGGTTTGAAGGGTTGGCTTTTGAAAATTATTGATACAAGGAGTTTTTACGATGGCTGGTTATATTTCCAAGGGTATTAAGTTATCCTATAAAGTTGATAGTGAATTTGTTGATTTAACGAATCTTCAAGAAATCCCCGATTTGGGTGGCACGGCTGAAAGTATTGAAATTACTACTCTTGCCGATGATGCCCATATGTATATGAACGGCATTAAATCTTATGGTGATAGCCTTGATTTTAAGTTTCTTTATGAGCCTACGCAGTTTAATACACTCGCTGCGCTTGCTGGCGAACAAGATTGGAAGGTTTCTCTTCCTGATGGCGTGAATGGCGCTATTGATACCACTTGCTCTTTTAAAGGAACTGCGTCCGTTAAGATTGATAGCGTTGGTGTAAACACCGCTATGACATACACTCTGTCAGTTAAGCCTACGTCGGCTATGACGTTTGCTTAATCCATAACGTTATGGGGTTGGGGAAGGTTTTCCTTTCCCTTCCCCAACTTGATAAATTGAAAGGAAGAATATTTTTATGAATTACGTTGATTTTTGTGCTGGTGGAAAAGAATACAAGTTGCGTTTAACCACCCGTTCTATTATTCAGTTAGAAAAGAATATCGGTTGTAATCCTTTGGCGATTTTCGGGGACGGAAATAAAATGCCCCAGATTACTACGCTTGTGGCTGTTCTCCACGCCTCTTTATAGGCGCTGGAACACGGTATTACCGTAAATGATAGTTATGATATTTTTGATGCTTATTTGGCTGATGGACATAGTTTAACTGATTTTATCGCCGTGCTTGTTGAATTGTATAAAGTATCGGGTATCATTCCAGAGGAAAAAAACTGATAGAAGAGGGCTATGATACCAACTCATAGCCCTCTTTTCTTTTTAGCGAAAATATAAAAAGTTGGTTAAACAATGCCCTTGATATAGGCATTGAAGAAAGTATTTTTTGGGGAATGACGTTAGCGGAATTACAACGAAAATTTGAAAGTTATAAGAGAACAAAAGAAATCCAATAGAAGGAGAAAGCAACATTCGATTATATTTTGGCGGATTTGATAGGTATGAGTATTGGGCGCTTGTATAACCGTAGCAATAAATACCCCAAAATTGAGGAAGTATACCCTTCCCTCTTCCCCCCGGACGAAGAAGTAGAACAAAAGAAAAAAGATGCTTTAAATATAGAAAGATTTAAACAGTTCGCTAATTCATTTAATAAGAAATTGGAGGGAGCGAATAAATGACAGAAGAATTAAAAGTAATTATAGACGCTGCTACCGATGGCTTTAAAAAGGGAATGAAAGAGGCGGAAAGCACCCTTCAATCATTCGGTAAAAACGCTACAAAGTTTGCGGGCGATTTTGCTAAAACTTCCGTAAAGGCAACCGCTGCCGTAGCAACTGCTTCCGCTACAATGGTAGGCACTATTTCAAAAGGCGCGTTAGATGCCTACGCTGATTACGAATAGTTAGTTGGTGGCGTTGATACCCTCTTTAAAGAAAGTAGCAAAGAGTTATAGGCATACGCTGCCGATGCCTATAAAAATCAGCAGATGAGCGCTAATCAATATATGGAGATGGCAACCGCATTTAGCGCAAGCCTTATCCAGAGTTTAGGCGGAGATACCGCCCAAGCCGCTAAATATGCTGATATGGCAATTACTGATATGGCAGATAACGCGAACAAAATGGGAACTTCAATCACAGATATTGAAAACGCCTATAAAGGTTTTGCGAAATAGAATTATACAATGCTTGATAACCTAAAATTAGGCTACGGCGGCACAAAAAGCGAAATGGAGCGCTTGCTTGCCGACGCAGAAAAACTGACAGGCATTAAATATGATATTAATAACTTAAATGATATTTTCGACGCTATCCACGTTATACAGACGGAGTTAGGTATAACCGGCACTTCCGCCGAGGAAGCAATGAAAACAATACAAGGCTCTACCGCAATGGCAAAGGCTGCGTGGCAAAATCTTTTAACTGCGTTCGCGGATGAAAACGCCGATATAGGGAAAGCGGTTAGCAATTTAAGCGAAAGCGTTATAGCCGTAGTTAATAACGTAGGTAAACGAGTAGCGCAGATATTACCCACGATAGCCCAAGGATTAGGGCAGTTTATGGGTGAAGTAATGGGAACGTTAAGCGGTTGGGCGTAGCAATTAGCCCCGCTTTTTATTGATGCTATATCAAATTTAGCCTCTGTAATTTCTTCTACACTTCCGCAACTCGCCTCCGCTATAACAAGCATAGTGCCGATGATGATTGAAAGTTTCGTTTCCATTATGGGGACATTAGGCGAGGCGCTAAACGGAGTTATTGAGGCGATAGTAGCAGATATACCCGCTATTTTATCTTCCCTTGCTTCTGGTTTAACAGATGGGTTTTCTATTATAACTAATGCGTTAATGAGCCTTCTTTCCGGTATCGCCGAGGCTATCCCTATGGTGTTTACTACATTGGGACAGAAAATACCGCCGATGTTAACGCAAATAGCGCAAACAATTAGTAGCGGTGTCGGCGCATTGCTTGAAGCGGGCATTACATTGTTTAGCGGGTTAGTTTAGGCGCTTCCAATGGTAGTAAAGAGTTTATCAACCGCTATTCCTGCTTTTATTACCTCTATTGGAAATACGCTTATTAGTGGCGTTGATACCATTTTTAACGCGGCCACTACGTTGTTTGGCAGTATTGTTGATGTGCTTCCGGTTATTATCTCAAACCTATCTAATATGATGCTTCAATTAATCAGCACAGCAAGCAGGATTTTGAGCGAGGGAATAGACGTTATTATTGAGGGTGCTACTACTTTGCTTAACGGTATTGTTGAAGCGTTGCCAATAGTGGTAGAAGCCATTACAACGGCACTTCCCGAATTGATAACCGCTATTTGTGATTTTCTCACAAGTTCAGTAGGCTTAATTATTAATGCTACAATGACGCTTTTTAATGGCATTGTTTAGGCGCTTCCTACGATTATTGAAATGCTTGTAGCAATGCTACCCACCTTGATAACCTCTATTTGTGATGTGTTCTCTACGTCCGTTGGCTTAATGGTTGATGCCGCCATTACTTTATTTAACGGAATAATTGAAGCAATCCCGTAGATTGTTAGCGCTATTGTTGGCGCGCTTCCTACGCTAATTGAAGGTATTATTAACGGCTTACTCTCTTGTATTGGCTCGCTGGTTATGGGCTTCATAGAACTCTTTAATGCCTTTATGACGGCTTTACCCACAATTATTAATATTATCGTTGGGCAATTACCGCTTATTATTAACAACGTTGTTCAAGCGTTAGTAAGCGGAATTGGTATGCTTGTTCAAGGTTTCATTCAATTATTTATGGCGTTCGTTCAAGCCTTGCCTTCAATTATTAGCGTGATAGTAGGCAATTTACCCGTTATTATTGTAGGTATTATTTCAGCGTTGTTAACTAATATTCCCGCCCTTGTGGTTGGTTTTGTTCAATTATTTATGGCGTTTATTACAGCAATCCCGCAAATTGTTAGCGCTATTGCTGGTAGTATTCCAGAAATTATTAAGGCTATTGTTCAAGGCTTGTTAGATGGTATTGGACAATTATTAGAAGCAGCCGGTAAATTAGGACAAGCCATTTGGGACGGAATTAAAGGTATTTTTGGTTTTGGTAATCCCGGCAAAGAGATAGCCGACGAAACCGCCCAAGGTATTACCGATGGCGAAGGTAAAGTGTATAACGCGGGGCAAAACGCAGGAACAGCGTATAATGATGGTTTAGCCTCTCAAAGTGGCAAAACCTACGATACAAGTTTTGAAACCGGCGCTACCACAGTTCAAGGTATAGAAGATGGGCTTACGCCCCTTGAAAGCACAACAAATGATGCGTGTGCCACTTATAACGCCTGTTGGCAATAGGCTTCTTACGACACAACCGCCACGCTTGGCACAATGAAAGATAATATTAATGGGGAATTAAGTTCTATGTCTACTGATGTTAGCACCTATGCTAACGACATAAGCACCAATGCCGTAGAAGGCTTTAATACGGCTGCGAACGACATAGAAGAGCCGTTAAATCAAATGAGTAGCACAGTTGAAGAAGCATTTAGCAAGATGGAAGAAACAGTAAACAAAACCGTTGATAAGGTAGTAAATGCCGTTGAAATTATGGTTAGCAAATTATTAGATACCGTAAATTTCAAGTGGGAATTACCGTATTTAAAAATCCCGCACTTATCGGTATCAGGGCGTTTTAACACTAATCCCCCGTCCGTTCCCGTCTACAATATTGCTTGGTATGCGCACGGTGGCGTTTTTGATACACCTACCCTATTCAGCCATAACGGAAGCATTGGTGGTTTAGGCGAGAATGGCGCAGAGGCAATAGTTCCGCTTGAAAATAATACAGAATGGTTAGATAGAATTGCCGAGCGTTTAGGCGCTGGTAGTTCGCGCCCCATTGTTTTACAGGTGGACGGAAAAACTTTTGCGGAAACAAGCGTTGATAGTATTAACGCACTTACCCGGCAAACGGGCAAATTAGGTTTAGTATTAGCATAAGGAGGATAATAATGGCTTACTTCAAAATTAACGATACAGATTATAGTATGTATACGAGCGCGCTTAAAATCACGAACGCCTCTAATTATACATCACAAACAAACGCACATTACGATACCGTAGTTGATTACATTAACGACAAGAAAACCGTAGAAGTAGAAATTATCCCTCTGAATGATACCGTTATGTAGCAACTTACGGCAGATATTAGCGGGTTGGGTATGAGTATCTCATACCTTAACCCGCAAACAAAAGAACTTAAAACTATCAGTTGTATCTTGCCCTCTACAAACATTGAATACTACACAATTCGACAAAACAATATAAGTTTCAAAAAACTTAAATTGAAATTCACGGAACTTTAAGGGGGTATCATAAATGAGTATTTCCCCGATCCGGACACTCACGGCTACGGCAGAGTTTTATTTAAATAATTCAAAAGTAGCCGAATACGCAAACACAGACAAAATTATTTCATTCGATATTTAGCGCGTCGGTGAAGATAGCAAGTTTTTCGGTTTTGGTATCTGCCAGCGCCTTAACTTAAAGCTGATAGATAAAGAGCGGGCGCTTGCCTACACAACCGCCCACTCTATCAAAATAACAATTACCGACAATTCCGCGAACACCTTTACTTTTCCCTACTTTTGGATTAGTGAAATCCATAGAGACGAAAAAACAAACCAATTAAGCATTACCGCCTATGATTTAATTTACCCCGCCAGCGCGCACACCTACGACGAACTCACAATAGAAAAGCCTTATACTATTACGGAACTTCTTTCCGCTATTGGAACGTTGCTTAAAGTTGAAGTGAACGAAGTAGGAGAAGCGTTTAATATTTCTTATGCGGAAGGCGCGAACTATGAGGGAACAGAAACGATTAGAGAAGTATTAGATGACATAGCGGAAGCAACAACCACAATTTATTTTTTGGACAAAGATAATAAACTCACGTTCAAAGAGTTAGACAGAGACGGAGAGCCTATTTTAACGATAGATAAGAGTTTATATTTTGAATTAACTACTTCCTCTAATAAGCGCCTTCAAACGATTTGTAGCGTCACAGAGTTGGGCGATAATGCCAGCGCCTCTACTACTTCTATCGGCTCTACGCAATATGTAAGAGATAACCCCTTTTTAGAGTTGCGCGATGATATAACCACTATTTTAGATAGCGCCATTGAACGAGTAGGCAATTTAACGATTAGCGTATTTAATTGTAAATGGCGCGGAATGCCAATAGAGGTAGGAAGTAAGATAGCGCTGGTAGATAAAGATAACAGCAATTTTATTTCTTATCTTTTGAATGACACGATAGAATACAACGGCGGTTTA